TGGTGCTTCTGCTGTTGTAGGAGCGTCTTTAATAGTGAGTGCTTCTGGCATGGTGGGTACTAGCGAATTGTGTAATGTTGATCGTTGTCCTGAGTTACACCAGGTTCAGCTTTAGCCTTGGACTTAGCCTTGGGCTTGGCCGCCTGTGGGGCCGCTTGGGATTCCTGGGTCGAGGACTGGTTCTGGGAGGGCGTTTGCTGTGTCTCCTCCTTCGGTGAATTGGGGGCCATAAGGTGCTCCTTCTTTGGTGTAATTGTCAGCTACTTTCGCAGCTGCGCCTGACTGCATTGCAGACAACATCATTTGTTGTTGCTGCATTTGCTCTTGGTCAGCTTGAGCTTGAACTTGCTCTTGCTGTAATTGCTCTGGAGTCTTGACTAGATTAGTCGTATCAATGGAACCACTTGCAGCTAAACGCCTTAAAGCTTCTCCCATGTTTAGATACTGAGCCATGACCTCAGGGCCAAGAGCTTGATTAGCGATAGAGATAAACTCAACAAGTTTGTTGCGATCATCTCCACGACCAATAGCTTCTAAACCTGTAACAGGTTTTGGATTAACTAATGGTTCACCTGTTTGTTCGCTATTAGGAAAGTTAGGTAATTTCTTCTGTCTTTGCAAGATGTAGATAAGTCTATGCACTAGTGGCAGCTGTAGTTCTTGCGTCAGTATTGAATACAATCCTCCGATGGATGCTTCGAGTTCCTGTGCCATAAATCTGATCTCTTCCGCAGTGACTCTTTCCCCAGGCCTTTGAATCGCAGTGTTAAGTAAGAAAGCAAACTGTAATCTGCCTTCAATTCTTTCAATTGTTTGTTGGGCTATTCCTAGATCCTGAGCTTTCTGACTTTGAATGACGCTGACATCAGCCGCATTCCCTTGAATTATTGAACCATTTGCGGCATTAGCAATTGTTCTTGGTCTAGTAGTTCCGTTTGGATTAACTAAAAAGAGAATCTTTGCAGCGGCTGCACTACCTTCAAGAACACTTTGATATAACGACTCAAGAGAAAGTAAATCTCCATAAAACTGTTCAATAAATGAACGTCCATATTCTTCGTCTGAGAGTCGATTAAATCTGAGACAAATCCAGGGACTACATCCTTCTGGACACATACCGTATGTATTTGGGACTTCTTCTCCTTTAGCTTCTTGATACCAAGTAGCAACTCCTTTATCAAACTTGACGCAGGTATAAACCTTAACTGTTTTCTTTACAGGGCCAGTAGTCTTATCATCTTCTAATTTATCTGCAAGAAATCCTTCAGGTAAAGCTTCTGGATAAACTTCTTCTTCAACAATAATCTCTGTGATCTTTCCCATCGGATCACGTTGCACACAATAGTTCTGAAGATGAATAACTCGTATTCCTTCTGGGTTTACATAAAGTAATACATTTCCAGAAACTAATAACTGCTTAAAAGCTTCATGGAGAGAAGCTCTAGCTGACATAGTTTCAAGCATTGTCATTACTGCTTGCTCAACTTTGACCAATGCAGTATCAAGTTCAGTCTTTATTTCTGGGCCAGCTTCTTCTACGTTCAGAGCAAGATTATCTATTTCTAATTTAAAGAAGGGAGTATTTGGTGGGAATAAACTTAAGCCAAGCTTATTTGCTAAATGTAATAAACCTCTAGCTCCTGTTGATTGATATGGAGTTTTTAAACGACCTTGATCTCCATGCACTTCATTTGTAAACAAAGAAGGGATTGTTACTTTTGCTGAATCAATAGCTCTATCTTCATACGGATTGCGATTAGTTTTTAACTGTTCATACCGAGAAGCAATAGTACCTTCCTTTGGCTTAGAAGGTGCTTTGCCTTGTTGAGCATCAACATTAGTAGTGATGTTTAATTCCATAATTTAAACGATACCTAGACCTGTACCTTGAACACCTCTTTTCAGTCTATCTTTTCCAAAGCCTAAAGCAGAACGATCACCTAAAGCAGAAGCTGCATATTCAGCAGTTCTAACTGGGCCTTTCCCTGGTCTAGCTTGAGCTGCTCTTTTTTGTTCTTCTGACTTTTTCTTCTGCCAATCAAACTGTGCTCCCCATTGTCGTTTACTTTCAGCAAACTGCTCTCTTGATAAAGCTAATGATTCTCGCTGGAGAGCAACGCTTTCTGCGCTACCACCTCCGCCTCCGCCGCCTCCACACATAACAATCAATCCTCATTAAGCTTATTTTGTTCAGTGTAGACGGATTCAAGCATTCTTACCAATTCAACTTGACCTAAGTATCTCCATATTTCTCTATCAGGAGTTTCAATAGAAGGACATTTATCTGGATAAATTTCTTTTAAACGACGGATGAGCATTTCATCTATCGGAGGCCAAAGCATTTCATCATCATTCATAACTATTTAGGATCTTTAGGAAATACCATGACAGTTTCTACTTCGAAGTCTAGCAATTCCCATTCATCTGTATCAGCAGCAACTTCCCAAGCATTATCTGTATTCAATGCCATAACTACAGTTTGAAATCCTCCACAATATTCAGACGACATTCCCATAAAAGTACCAGGGATACGAATCACAAAAGCTCTTGGTCTTTTAATTTTAACGTCCGACTTTTTCTCTGTCAGGCATCCAGGTTTCTTTTCCTCGGCTTTGCGGGAGCGATGCAAGAGGAATCCCAAGTACCTTTGCGTCGAGAGCCCCTTCAATATCTCCCTTGTGCGCAGCCAATTCAAGATCCCAGAGTTCTGCTTCACGTTCTTTAATAGCTCTATTTTCATCTATAGCAAGAGACTCATTCCAGTATTCAATAGCACCAGCTAATGCGTCTAATCTGTCATCATGTTGTAAACAATTCTTATCGACAGTTAAGTGTGTCATCTGGTGAAACAGCTGATATGCCAAGGCTGTTTCTATCGGATCATCATCTCTAGGCTGTGAATCTTTTTCTACGACAGATCTATTAATTATTAATCTATGTTGATTTAAAACAGGTTCAAGAGCATTAATGATTCTTCTTTCCTTTTGCATATTGCTTCTTACTGGTTCAATGGTGCATGGGTAAATATTTCTCAAATAAGGCTGGAGCAAACTTTGCAACATTCCTTGTCCAAACTGGTCTTCAAGAAGAATCAGTTTTACTTTCTGTCGTTTTGCTGCTTGGGCTAGACCTTCTAAAACTGGCTCTGTATAACCTTCTCTAAAAGCACCAACCTCTAATACAAATAGATTTCCATTTAATTGAGCGACTATTGCATAAGCAGTTTCATCCATACCTCTACCTGAAGGGTCAACAAACATCACACATCCTTGAAACTCCAACCAATCACCATGAATAAAAGCAGGTCGGTGATAATAATCCCCACTAAAACCGACAGTCGGTAAATCATTAATTCTGTATTCAGCACCAGAAGACCAGACCAATTTTTCTGGGGCGTTCTGATCTACTTCCATAACAATTAGGTCACTTAACCTAAGAGGGAAGCGTTGAAGATCAGAAAGAGTAGTATCAAGTTGGAATTGGAGCGTAAATTGTGATCGTCCGTAACTGGCTTCTCTCTCAACTAGATCCATCTCGGAGAAGCGATCTGGGTCCGTTGGCATATTCTTTCTATCTATGCATCTATCCAGGATCACTGGAGCGAGAGCATCTCCATACTTATCAGGCTTCTTTGGATAACGAGAAGGCCAAATACGACACTGATAACTTTTAGTTCTCAGCTTGTTATAGATACTTTCTTCTGTCTGAGGCGTTCCTAAGAACATAATCTCCCCACCAGGTTTCAAGATTGCATTAAATTCTCCGACTGAGTGCAGTAATTTCTCTCTCATTCCTACTGTCCAAGCAGTATTAGGAACCTCAACGTCATCAGCAAGTATTAAATCTGCCCTAGATCCAGTTAACTGCCCAAAAATACCCACTGATTTCACAGAAGGACTCTGATCTGGGATAGATGGCCTTACATCAAACCTATTACTTGCACTTCTTTGCTCATCTCTATCAGGATCTAGGCATTTCAGTATCTTCATCTCTCTAATTAGCCTTAAACAGAACTGTGCAAAGTCATCAGCCCTTGTTTTACTAGCCGACACCACCATAATTTTCTTCTGTGGGTCGTTTCTTAGCAGCCAAAGTACATAAGCTGCTGCCATCCAACTCTTTCCTACTCCCCTAAACGCCTCAATAATCCTTCTTTTAGGCCCATCCTGCATATATTCTGCAATATCTAACTGAATCGGTGTCGGTTTAGGTAATTGAAGGTGATTCCATACCACTACCAGGAAATATCTGAAGTCATTACTGAATGGTTCAGGTAATGGTTCCCACTTTCCTTTCATTTATGCTCTCTTCTTCTGCAACTGCACTACATTTTCTATATCAGGTAACGCCTTAGCTAACTCCCCAAAGCTTGTTTCCTCTACTGGTTGAGCACTAATCTGATTATCTTTCAGAAACTGCCTAATAATATTCAAATCTGCTGCATTTACTTCCCCTTCCTTCAACTTATCTAAGCACCACTGTGCTAATAACTCATGCACATCTGCTAATACGTCTGTCGATTTCATAATCCTTATGTAATTAG